TTGACTGGTTTTCGTCCAGGAGGTGCGCCCGTTGTGCTTCATGCCCTGAAGCGGGGCGGACGACGGGATCGAGTCCTGGATCGGTGGGATCATCGTCTCGCGGACGATTCCGAGCATCTCTTTCGAGATTGCGGTGCGGAGAGCAGGCGACACTTTCTGAAGCTCGCGGAGCGCCTCCTTGAGCCCGTAGTACTCGATCGCGACGGTCGCGGTCATGCCTGTCCTCCTTTCCTGTCTCGGTTTATGGCCTGAATCACTGTCGCCAGATCATCGAGCTCGAATGGGATGTCGGGAGGCCAGAAGCCAGTCGCGGCGCATACGTCCGCGAGCTGACGACTCAGGCCTCCTCGGTAGGGTTTGCTGCTTCGGCCTCGACGACAGTGATCTCGTCGATCTTCTTGATGAAGTCGTCAAACATGGCGGGGATGGTGATCCCGGCGATCTTGCTCGCCTCGTACGCCATGAACGCGAGGTCCTCCATCTTGATGTCGGTCGCGGTTTTCTTGAACTTCCGCTCCCAGAGAACGATCACATACAGGTTCGTCGAGACGATGTATTCGTCGCCTGCGACGGTGGTGTACTTGATCTTCAGCTTCACGTTCGGCCTCCTGCGTTCTAGTTACCTGGAGGGTACTAGATCAGGTGATGTCGCGAGCGGAGGATCCGCCCTTGAACAGGGCCTCGACGACGGAGAGCTCGCCGACGGTCGAGTTGATCGGGGTGATCTTCTCCAGGTAGCAGTTTGTGATCGTGTACTCGGGGTTAGAAACCGACTCGACGGTTCCCGACGGGGAAATCACCAGTGTCGCGGCGGTTCCCCAGGCGGAGTAGAGGATCGCCTCGATTTCGCCTGCGCCGTAGCTGTTGAACAGCGTCAGGGTGACTTCGTTGTTTTCGAGGCCCGCGGTGAACACTCGCGCAGTGCCGCCGAACGCGGTGCTTTCGAGCGCCTCTTTCGTGAGGCTGATCTCGCACTTCGAGCAGTTGTCGGTCAGGTCGGTCGTGGTTGCGCCGACGGTCAGGTTGATCGTCGCGTTCCCGAGGAATGTGGTGGTGGCCATGTCTGTTTCTTTCTGTTCAGGAGCGGCGGGCGCTCATTCTTACCGTGAGGTCGTATGACGGGATCTCCTGTGATCCGACGACCGTGAGAGACGGTCGGCCTGACATCACGACGATCGAGCTGTTGAACAGTGTGTCCATCGTCGTCAGGAGGTAGTCAGTCGCGTCCTGGTTGCCGGGTGGCGCTGCCAGGATTCGGATCGTGAATGTGAGGTCGGCGACGCTGTTGACCTGTCCAGCGTTGAACGCGTCGAAGCTCGGAGGCTCGACGAAGATGGTGAGCGGTCGAGCGTTTCGTGCGTCGGTGACGGGAACCAGTCCGAGCGCGGTGATCGCGTTCTTGAGTGCCGTCGTCGCGTCGACGAAGATTCCGGATGCCATGTCACGCGACCTGACTCCGCTTGATTCCGAGGAGCTGGTTTACGCGGCCCATCGTCATGACAGGTCCCGCTGCGCTCATCGCCTCGAAGCTCTGAAACGAGTCGATCGATCCGCGTTCGCGGTACAGGCCCGCCGCGTAAAGGATTGCGCCCATCTTCACAGCGTCCGAGGGGACGGTCGTGAGCGAATCGTGGTAGCCCGCCTGGACTCGTCGAGCGAAGCACCATGCGTTCGAGGCGTTGACTGCTTGGGCGAGGAACGCGGTGTCGTTCGCGGTCGCGGCGCTGATGCCGAGGAATACCTCGACATCGGCGGACACGATCCAGGTGCAGGTCTGCGTCCAGGTGATCGTCCCGTACGGGGACACTGGTTCGCGCTCGATGTCGTCGCCTGCGTCCTGAACCATCAGCTGATTCAGGATGATTACCTCGTCATCGAACCACGGGTCGCCCTCGTCGTCGAGGCCGCGGTACAGGTGCGTCGGAACGGCGATCACGACATGCGATCCGTTCAGGGCCGCGTCGCATCCTGCGATCGTGATCGTCTGTCCGACCGCGATGTCGGTTGTCTCCAGGGTCTGGATCACAGCGACATCATCGATGCGCTGTTGATGCGTGACTGTGAACGTCGCCATGATCCAGACTCCCGGTGCTCGCGTCGATCAGGTGAGCTTGACGAACTTCGTCGCGTCGACCATCTTCGTGGCAAAATAGCCCCTAAAGGCCAGCGTTCTGCTCATCGTGGACGGGGCATCGAGGCTTACGGCGCCCTTTTGCTGTTCCCAAATCTGATACCCGGAGGGCTCTCCGATGATGACCGTGTCGGCGGCGAATCCGCGGTCCACCACGACGCGCAACCCGAACGCTTCGCCGACGCTGTTCGCACCGGAGGGAACCTGCGATCCGAACGCGTTCATCGGCGCGGTCGGTGCGAGAAGCGGACGGCCCGTCGTGTCGACGAGCTTTCCGAGATACGCGAACATGTTCGGCGACAGCCAGAGGTGGGTGGGCAGGTTGCCGTTTGAGTTCGTCAGGATGGTCGAGGCGGCATCGTAAATGTCGCTTACCCACTCGGCGGGCGAGGTCGGGTCGGTCAGCGCGGCGGACTGGGTGCATCCGGCGAGGAGCTGATCGGCGGCGTAGTTGTCGGTCTCGTACGCGTACACGCGGGCCATGTCGTCGAGCATCGATCCGATGATCTCGGGCGAGCTCCAGTCGATGATCTGCTCTGAGACGGATGCGTAGCCGCCGAAAGTGAGCTTCGTGATGTCGTAGCTGTCGACCGCGTACGTCGAAGCGGTGAGCGTTCCGAGCTGGTTCGCTTGCTGTCCGATCGAGTTGTGGGTCGAGACGTACGGGACGCGGAACACTGCGCCGTCGGCGGGCATCGCCCTCACGCCGCAGCTGTCCACCACAGGGCGACGGCCCTGAAAGTTGTTGTAGATCGGGGAAAGCAGAACCTCGGGGAGGAATCCGTCGTTTCCAGAGGTGGTGACATCGGGGGCGGCGGCGCGGAGCTGCTTCTTCACAGCTTCGGCGGTCTCGCCTCCGCGCAGGATCCCGGCGATGTACTCGGCGGGGCTGGGCATGCGGGCCGGACGGGCGGCCTGTGCGTAGATCGGATGAGTCGCCGCAGCGGCCTCGATCGGATGGGTTTCGGTTTCCATGTTCTCCTCCTCGGAGTCTGTGGTGGTGGTGGTTTCGGGTGCGTCCTGTGCTTCTGTTTCCTCCGCGGCGGACGCACTCACGGAGAGAATCTGAGCCTCCGCGTAAGCGGGGACCGTGACCAGGCTAAGTTCCAGCATCTTCGCCTGAGAGACGAGCATCGTGCCCTGGGCGCTGGTGGTGAACTTGACGGGCATCGCGCCGACGGACACGCTGTCGAGCGCTCCCATCTTCAGGAGTTCGAGCGCGTCGTCGCCTGCGCGAGTCGGTGCGATCTTCGCCTCAAACATCAGGCCCTCGTCGGTGGAGACGAGCGCCGTGACCTTGCCGATGACGCGAGTGTCATCGTGGTATTCGAGAAGCTTCACGGAGGTCGGGTCGTCGGCGATCGAACCTTTCTGAAACACGACCGACTCGCCTCCTGAGAGGACGGCCTCGGTATCCCAGGGGACCGCGACTCCGGTGATGGTGCGCTTCGGTTCCCCATCGGGGGCGGCAGCGTCGAGGGTGACAAGCTGTGCTTTCAGGCGGATCATGCGTCCTCCATGTCGGGGCCCGGGACTGGTACGCGTACCGAGGCGGGATCTTCGATCTCTACGTCCTCGACGAGCGCGTTCTCGGACAGGTAGTCGTCGAGATCAAAACGTACGAAACGTCCTCGCGGGAGAATGTTGTTCATCGAGAGTGTTTCCTGAATACAGTCGAGGTACTGCTTCGCGCCGAACAGGTAGAGGTCCTGTCGGGCCTGCTGGGCGTTCGAGTATGTGAACGATCCGGGAACCCCAATGCCGAGCAGGTAGGGCGGGATTCCAGTGTGACGCGACAGTTCGAGCGCCTGAAACTGGCGGGATTCGACGAGCTGAAGCTTCGACGGATCCGATGAGAACTCTTTCCAGGTGACCGCCGAGTTCAGTGCGCCGACTGCGGAGAAGCGGCGAGCGTTCGCCCATGCGGCGGCAAGCTCGCCGAGATCCTCGGATGACATCGGTTCGGAGGTGTCGGTCTGCTGGAGGTAGCCCGCGGCGATCTCGGTCGAGGCGAAGCGGTCCGCCGCCTGATCGAGTTTCAGTGCGGTCGAGATGGATCGGGCCGCGATGTAGATCAGGCCTTGAGTCGGGGCGATGAACTGGACGGTTTCGTTCGGGTCGATCTCGACACCATTGAACAGGATCTGGTTCGAGTGTCCGAACCACTGCGGGCCCGCCTGATCGAGGAAGCTGACGTTCGCCTGCGGAAGCCACTGGAAAGACAGCGGGCGACCTGTCGCCTGGGAGCGGGAGGTGATGTACCAGGTGGCGCGACCTCTCATCATCAGGTCCGTCGCGGTCTGGGACATGATGAAGTTCCGAGTCACTTTAGGGTCGGGCTGAACCATCCACGGCTCGAGCTCGATGTAGATCTCCTCGTAATCCTCACCTGTCCACTGTTGAGTGTAGTGCTTGAGTCCGAGACATCCGACGACCGAGGCGATCATCTGTATCGAACGGGCGACCGTGGGCACGGATAGCGCGAGCTCTTCCATCCTCCCGACTGAGTATGTGTAGAAGTCGTTTATCCCTGCCTGGGTGGCACTCGACGCGGCAGCGCGGAGCGGAGAGGAGCCGAACGCCGCCTCCTGCTTTCTGCTA